AAAGATTGTGTAAAACTAGGTAAAAGATTTTCAAAACTCTCTGTATTATTCATTTCAAAAATACCATTGTTACCAATATGTAGTTCTTCAATACTTGTATTTTCTCTAATTATTTTCACTAAAGATTCAAACTCATCTTGCAAATTATTTCCAGATAAGATTAATTTTTTAATATTCTTAGATTTCACTAATGCGTCAGAGATGTAATACATTTTAAAAGAAGGAGAAGATATGTTAATATGACCTAAATCAAGATATTCAAAAATGTCATTTTGTTCTATGAATAATCCTAATTTTTTTCCAGTAATCTTTTGCTCATCAAAAAGATGAAGTTTAATTAAAGAAATATTTTTACTTTCAGCTAGCTCTTTTAAATATATCAATAATGTAAAACAATTTTCTTCATTTAACACTCCAAATTTACAATGAAATGAGTTATTTAAATCATCTATCCAAATATTATTTTTGTCAAGATATTCATAATATTTAGTTTTGTCTAAATAAATACTTGAATTCATTTTAGTTTAAACTTTCAGTAATGTTTTTATTATTTTATTTATTTATGAATTACAGTTAAATATTTAATATATATTTTTTTAAATATATATTTTTCAATTTTTTTGGTTAAATTATTTAAATTAATTTAATAATATATTATATGAATTTTTTAGTAGAAACCAAAAATGAGTATACAATTCAACTATTAAATATATTATCCCCACATATTTTTGAAGGTTTTGAATCAATTTATTCTGAATCAAAAAAAATTATAAAAAAAGGAGAAGAAAAAAAAATTTTAAAAGCATTTCAACAATTTATAAAAAGAATTCCTTCATGGAATACTAATTTAATTGAAAATGAAACAATTAGAGTAAAAGCAGCTAGTAGATGTGATTTTTTACATAATTTATTAAAAGCAGTTATAAAAGCTAATATTATATTATTATCTAATTCAAAACTTGAAGAAATTAATATTGAAAAAAAATATCTAGATATTCCATTAGAAAAATTTATTCATAGATGTTATATTGAATGTGCTAGACAATTTTATAATACTCCGTATTTATTTTATCATGACATTAGACCAATTGAAAGAAAAAAACATCAGCGAGAATGTTATGATATAATAAAACAAAGTATAAAAGAAGCAATTAGAAAAATGCTTCCTGTTAATCATATTTTAGATAAATATTTAGGATCTAAGGTAGAACCAATTTTAATTGAAGTAGATAAACCTTTATCGAAAACAGAAACAGAAAATTTAAAAGAATTAGTAAATTATGATTTAAATATTGAAAAAAATGATAGTGTTAGGATAACAGAAAATAACTCAATTATTAGTGATAATGAAACAAATAATATTCTTAATGAATTAAGGAATAGTATGGTAAAACCAATATCTGAATATTATAACGAAAATAAAAACTCAATTGAAAATGAACTATCTATCAAAGATATTAATACACAAGTAACAGAAATCAAAGAAAATAATTTTAATGAAGCAATTAATAGTTTAAATTCTGATGTTGATAGTATTCTTATTATTGATACTGATGCACAATATGAAGATGTATTTAGTAATAATGATAATAAAAATAATTTAGATTCTAAAAAAAAAAATTTATTAATATCTAAATTTAATATCTCATAAAAATATATTAATATATATATGGAAATTAATAAAACTAATCCAATTTTATATGGCCTCGTTGCTGGAATTATTACTTATATAATATTGTATGTTGATGTAAATTTTGAAAATAAAAGATTCAATTTTAAAAAATCCCAAACTGATGGAAAATGTATCTGTCCTAAGTTTTATGTAACTCTTAAAGTTCCAATTATGATAGGTGCTCTTGTATGGACAATTATTTCTTATTTTTACGATTTTAATCAAGAACAAGAGGTAAAAGAATTATTAAGTAATACTACATCATTATTTGATCAAGATTTATTTACAGATATGCCTGAATTTTAATATATACTTATATATATGGTTAGTTTTAAGGACATAAATTTTGGTGGCGAATGTTTACAATTAGATAAATTTGATTTAAAAAATCTTATTTATGATCAAAATGGAGATTTTTTAAATCCTAGAATAGCAATTATTGCTAAATCTGGTTCAGGAAAAAGCTGGGTTATACGAGACATATTAAGTTATTTAAGAAAAATACCATGTGGGATGATTATTGCTCCGACTGATAAAATGACAGGATTTTATAATGATTTCTTTCCTGTAACATTTATTCACCATGAATATAAAGAAAATATTATACCTAGATTACTTAACAGACAACGCATTATTTTAGATAAGAATTCTAGAAGAAAATCTGAAGGTAAAAGACCTATTGATCCTAGATGTTTTTTCATTATGGATGATTGTATGAGTAGTAAACACTTATGGTTAAAAGATCCTAATATATTATCTATCTTTAATGAAGGTAGACACTACCAACTTACATTTATTTTATCTATGCAATATTCTTTAGGAATTCAACCAGAATTAAGATCAAATTTCGACTATGTTTTTCTTTTAGGTGAAGATTTTATTAATAATAGAAAAAAGTTATATGAACATTATGCAGGTATGTTTCCTTCTAGAGAACTATTTGATCAAGTGTTTCTACAAGTAACTGATAATTATGGAGTTATGGTAATTAATAATAGATTAAGATCAACTGATATTAGAAAAAAAGTTTTTTGGTATAAAGCGCAAAAACAAGATAAATTATCTATTTGTTGTGAACGTTTTAAAAGATATCATGAGATTAATTATGATCCTAATCATGATAAAAGATTACCTTTTATTGATATGAATAGTTTTGGTGTTAAAAAGAAAACTCAAATTCAAGTTGTAAAAAATGAAGATGATAATTAATTTAATTTTTTATTTACATCTGGTTCTACAAAAGAACCTACCCATGGGGAAGGATTATTAAACATAGATCCAAAAATATCATTAATTGGTACAGGAGAATTTTGTTCATCTTTAAATGTTCTAGGTACATACTTATACTCAATTTGTTTTTTCTGACACTTAAAAGTACTTTTTGTTATATCAATTGTAATAAATATTATAGATATTACAAATAATATTAATAATATCACTTTTGAATTTAACATATATATATAAAATATATTTTATATATATATGAATTTTAAAAGATTTATACTTTTGTCTTTTATAACTCCATTTATACAACCACTAAATTTAAATTATTATATACAAACTGATCTTAATAATTATGAGCTATTTACTAATAATAATTTAAAAACAATACTAAATTTAAATGAAGATATAGAATTAAATAATAATGATATTATATGTTTTGATTATAATTCGTATGTAACTGGAATTAGAGTAAAATCTAAAATGACTATAATTAAAAACTATAATGAATTTAAAATTCAAATAAATAACCACTATATGAATAATATTATCACATTTAAAAAAAATGACTATAATACCTTACATATTAACTTAGTTTCTGATTCTAAAATGAATATACCTAGATATATTCATAAAAAAATACTTAATAGCAAAATTAATCAAATTATAAATACTATACATACTCTATAAATTACTATTCTCATTCCTTAACATATTATCATACTTTTTCTTTGCTTCCTCTAACTCTTTATTTAAATTATTATCATCTAATGATTCATCTATTAATTCACTTAATAAATTATTCTTCTCTTTATCATTATTATCTAATTCTTCATTCTCAACTAAATTAAACATCTTCACCTTCTCCTGATTCTCCTTATGCGCTTTCATCAAATTATTTAAATCATTATTCGCATACTCAAAATCCTCCGCATTCTCTGAATTATCCTCCCATAATACCCAATGACCAATATTTCCAACATATGTGTTAATCGTACTTTCTACATTATATAAATTCTTACATCTCTCTTTCGCATCCTCCTCATTACTATACATACCCCTTACTTTAAAACCTCTTACATTAAGTAAATTATTCTCTTTAACTAATTGATCACTTGTTAAAAATGAAATACAATAATATTTTTGATCTGTTACATCATCTTCTTTTAAATATTCTATTTTTTTACTATTATCATTCATAACTTCCTCAGATTTTAAAATTTCTGATGTATCATTTTTTTCGGTTGGAGCAATAAATGTAGTATCATCATAATTAGTTTTTCTACGCTCATGACTCTCATTCGCTTCCTTTCTTTCATCTAAATATAATTTCATTAATTCATTTAATTCACTATTTAAATCATCTCCTTCTTTAAAATCATCTTTATATGCTATCCATTTACCTACTTCAATCGCAAAAATTGGAAAATCTTTTTCTTTATTATGAAATTTTTTAGCCTCATCATTCGCTCTTTTATTAGAATTATAAATACCTTTTACCTTTAATAAAAACTTATCACAATTTTTTACTAATTTTGGTGTAATTAATGATACTACAGCCCAAGTCTGATTATTTATTACTGGATCTTCAATTAACAAATCTGTCATTATTTATTATAATATAATTTATCTTTAAATATTACTTTATATAAAAATTATAAATCTATTTTTAATTTATTATTAATAAATTCATATAATTCATTATCATTTTTTATTGCTGATTTTACATTCTCAATATTAATTAAATTTGATTCTGTTAAGATATTATTCATTGATAAAACTAATATTTCATTAATAATATATTCTAATAACGTAACTATACTTACTATAATAGTATAATTAATTACTAAACTATCACATTTATTTTTAAAAAATTTTATAATACTACTTATTTTAATCTTAAAACCAAATTTTTTATTAATATTTAATCTATTTATAATATCTATCTTATTAATATTTTTATATATATCTGATAAACAATTTGAATATAAACATCCTGGAACTAATTCTTTTAAAAAACTTAATAAAGTATCAATTGATACATTCTTTAACCTTTTTTTCTTAAAATTATATAAATCTTTTAATATTTCATCATCTGATGATTCTTCTAATAATTCTTTATTTACTTCATCATTATTATTTTCTAAATAATTATTTAATTTATTACTTATCATATTAAGCAAATTATAACATATTTTATCAATATATTCGTTTGCTACAATATTGATATATAAATAAGAACTTAAATCTTTTAAAATTTTATTTATCTTAAAATCAATATAAATATTATCACTCTTTTTTGATCTTATACATTTGTAATTACTTACATGTATCTTAAAAAAATCACCATTTTTATAAATTATTTCTATATCATCTACTTTTTCATCATTTATCCAATTACATCTGTATATTGTTCCATCTTTTAAAAATAATTCTCCTTTTCCATGCTTTTTATGATTTTTTACTTCTCCAATATATTTACTTCCATTATTATAATATATCTTACATGAATTAGTTTCAACACCTTCCCCAAGCCATTCACTCTCTATAATATAATCTTTATACTCTGATATTCCTATTCCATATTTTTTATCATTTCTCCATTCTCCTAAATACTTTTCTCCATTACTAATATACGTACCATAACCTGATCTCATATCATTTAACCAATAACCATCAAAAATATCACCATTTTTATAAACTATTTTACCTTGCCCGTTACGATTATAATTAATAACATACCCTTCATAAATATCACCATTATTATAAATAATTTTACCTTTTTCATCAAAATCATCATTAACCCAATTAAACTTATATATAGTACCATTTTTTAGAGTTAATTCTCCTTTTCCATCTTTTAATCCATTTTTTACAGATCCTATAAATGTAAAATCATCATGATACATTTCTATTTTATCACTAAAAACATTTTCATTATTATCTTTATATTTAAATAAACTATCATTAAAAATAATTTCTTTTTTTATAATATTTTTAATTTTCCATTCATTAATTTGACTTTTTAAATTATAATTACTTATCAATGTAATATCATCTAAATAATCATTTGTCAAAGGTGAATGTTGGTTAAATGCTAAATAATTTTCAATATTTTTTCTATCATATGTATTTCCATCTTGTAAAAAAACAGGATCTTCCATTAAATCATTACTTATGGGACATTTAAATATTTCTATATCAGAATTATTAACATAATTTGCAAAACTAATTTTTGACATTTTTATAATAAAATATAAATAATATAAAAAAATTATATTTCAATTTTTAATTTATTAGAAATTAAATCATGTAAGTCATTTTTACTTTTTATAGAAGATTTAATTGTATCTATATCTATTTTTAATAATATATTAGAATTACTTAAAATTGATGATCTATCGCTATTTTCTATTTCATTATCTACAAACTTATCAACTTTTTCACAACCTGATAATTCTAATATTTCCGCAATAATTACTTCTAAAAATGTACAAATACAAATTATTACATCATAATCTATTTTTACTTCATAAAATATATTTTTTAAATGTAGTTTTAAAATACTAAAAACACTTTTTATTTTTATTACTAAATTTTTTTTTTTACTATTAAATATATTTTTTAAATTATTATTTTTACAAATATTTATATTAATCTCACTTTTGCAAAAATTATTTTGACTCTCTGATAAAAGCTCTCTCATTATTTTAAAAAAATGTCTTTTATTTAATTTTAATTTATCACTCCCTTTAAAATAATTTTCTTTTATATATTCATCATCTGATGAATCTTCTGAAATATAATTATTATTATCATCATCATCATATTTACTATATTCCTTTTTAAAAATTAAAGATAATTTAATCTGATGAATTATTTTTAAAAATAATATATCAAAAATATTATTTAAAAATTCTATTGATTTATCATCTACTTCAAATCTTATATTTATTACTTTATTATTTACTTCTATTTTAATATTATGATTAACTTGTTTTGATATTTTATCTATCTGATAATTTAATTTATTAATTTTTTTTTGTAAACTTAATATAAATTCTTTAGAATTTTTTGTAATACAACTTTTATAAATTATTTCTCCATTAGGAGGATAAATTTTATCATCATTCCATTCACCTTTATAAATAGTTCCATCTAAAAAATGTATTTCTCCATTACCATTATGATAAAAATTATTGTTAACTTGGCCTATATATTTTCTCCCGTCTTCATAAAATATTATTACAGAGTTAGAAATTTCATCTTGTTTAAATTTACATTGAATAATACAATTTTCTTTAATTTTATTATTAATAGGTGAATACACATTATAAATATCAAAAGGTGGATACACATTATCAAATATTATAATAGAAATACCATTTTTTTTATCTTCATACCATTTGCTTATTGTTTTTATATCATTATTAATTAATATACCTTTACCGTGTTTTTTATTATTATACCATTCACCATCATAACTATAATCATAGGAAATATGATTATAAGTAAATATTAATTTACCTTTTCCATGTTTTAGACCATTTTTAACTGAACCTATATATGTAAAGTCATTTTGAAATAATTCTATTTTTTCACAAGTAACATTTTCTTTATCATCTTTAAATTTTACTTTATCATCTTCAAAAATTATTTCTTTTTTTAAAGTATTATTATTTTTCCATTCACTAATTTGATTTTTTAAACTATTATTGTCAATTAATATAGGATTATCTGTAAAATTTACATTTGTCATTGGTGATTTATTAGATTTAAGTAAATGAGTTTTTATATTACATCTTTCATATGTGTGTCCATCATTTAAAAAAACGGGATCTTCCATTAAATCAAGACCTATTGGACACTTAAATGATTCATTATCACATTCTGAAATATAATAAGCAAAACTAGTTTTAATATTCATTCTAATATTAAAGTAAAATTTTTACTATAATATTATTCTAATTCAATTTTTTATAAATTTCTTGATATTTTTATCATACAATTTTAAATATTATTTATAATTTACTAATATTTCTTGAAAAAATATTATCATAATATTTAATTTCTCCACCTTCTTGATTTATTTCAATTGTTTCAATTTCAACTTCACTAGGAATAGAAATTGATAATTCGTTATCCATTATTGGCTCCACAGTCTCCTCATTTTTTTTAAACAAATTCTTAAAAAAGCTAAACATATATAATACTAAATATTTTTTAATTCTTCACAATAATTTGAATAAATATTTGAACAATTCATACTCTGACACCAAGCATCACTATATTCGTCACTTATTGATTTACAATTTGGTTTACAAAAATCATTATAAATTAAAACACAATTTATATCTTCACAAAATTCATTACTTACTTCTGAATTTATAGACATACATCTATATTTTGGTACCTCTTGTTGACGAAGATAATTTCCATATACAGTTGTTATTAACAATAATAATATAAAATACATTTTTATTACAATAGACTATTATAATAAATAATTATTTAAATCAATTTTTTCTATAATATAATAATTTCCTTAACCATTAACAATTATCTTTAATTAGATAATTTTTTTTCTAAATAAGAATTTAATAAACTTAAAGTATTAGAATATTCACCATATTTATTATAAATTGATTCAACAATCTTCTCATGATCTTTTTTATAATTTAAAATTTGTAAACCTACTGTATATATTTCTTCAAAAATAAAATTATAATCTTTACTAAAATAATATTCATTATCTATATCTAATTCTTCCTTTAACTTAGAATATATTTCTAAAATTTTTGAACATAAAACTAATCTTTCTTTTTCTAATTTTATATTATTTAATGTACTATTATCTGAATTAATAATAATATTTTTAATATTATTATATATTTCTGCAGGTCTAAAATCTCTTATCTGATGCTGATGATTATTATTTTTTTCTATTTCATAAATTGTTGTTTTTGTGTAATCAATTAATTTTTGTATTATTTTAGAATATGTATATGTTCCTTCATGATTAACTAATGTTTTTAAATTAGAAGTAATAATGTTATTAACTTTATTATAAGTATTATAACTTTCTATGAATAAATTTATATCTTTTATATTTTTTAAATCTTGTAATTTTTCATATGTAATCAATTCTGTCAATTCTAAAATATAACTTGCATAATTTCCTTTTTGTATAACTTTTTTTATTTCATTAATTTCTTGATCTAAATCATCATTTGTAATTTCTCCAAAATAATTTACTTTAAAAATAGTTCCACCGTGTACGCTTTGATCAATTAACATTATAAAAACTAGTATTATTATATATAATTTCATTGTTATTAATTTTATAATATCTAAGAATAATATTATTTCAATTTTTAAAATTAAATTGCAACAATTAATAACTAATTATATACATATATATATATATAATTAAATATGGATGAATATAAAGAACTTTAAAAAAAATATTATAAAAAAAAAATTAATTTAAATTATGTAGATAAACTAATTGAAAGTACATTTCCTTGGCAAGGAAGAGATTATTTAATATCAAAAATACCAAATACTAATGATTATGTATCAATTGATTATAATAAAATAAATAAAATGTTTCAATCTTCCTTAGATAAGTAAGTATTCCATAATCTGGATATTTCTTAATAATTTTTTTTTAATTCATAAATTTTATGATCTAAAATATCATTGAATTTTCTTATATATAAATTAAAAATAATTTCAGGAAAACTTAATTTTTTTAAATATTAATTTTATTAAATCTTATTTATTTTAAGTAATAAGTTAATTCATATCTTTTTCATTTAATTTTATATAATATTATTTCAGTTTTTATGTAAATATAATTTCTTTATTCTTAGAAATAAAATTAAATATAATTTTTTTATTTGATTCAAAATCATCATTCACATTTATTGATTCTAACATATTCATATTCTCAATATATTTATTATCTCCATTTTCATCTTTATTATAAAAATATAATACTTTATCTCTTATATTTTTGACTTGTTGTATATAAATATCAGTATTGTATTTAATTTTAGTACTAATAAGTTCACTATAATTTCTTATTTCTTCTTCTATATCGTTATTGTTTAGATCTATTTTACTAAATTCAAAATATTTATTATACATATTTTCTAAAAATATTGTAAATATTTTAAAAGTAATATTACTTTTTAAAATTGGTTTTATTATATTTAAATCATTTTTTAATAAAAAATAATTATTTAAAATTTTTCTCAAAATCAAGAATATGTTATTATTTTTATATCTATAAAATAAATTGTTTTTTTCACCTTTATTATGATAAAAATTATTGATACATATACCAAATGAATTATATACAGGAAAATCTCTTAAATACAAATTTAAATCATTATCACTAAAATAATCAAATAAATATTCTAAATCACTATTTTCTTTTTGTATGATATTTTCAAAAAATGGAAATAAAAGTAAAATATCTGGACTTAATTCAACAAAATAATAAGTAATATTTTGTTCTTGTTTCATACATTTTATTGATATATATAAACTAAAGTCTTCATTATTATCTAATAATTCGCAAGTATCGTTTAATAAATTTTTAATATTTTCATTTTCATTTGGAAATATCATTAAATATTCTGTATTTATATCATCTAAATTCCATTCTTTAATTGAATAAAGAGTAAGAGTATTTTCCTTTTCTTTTTCTTTTTCTTTTTCCTTTTCTTGTTCTTCATCTTGTTCTTCATCTTGTTCCTGATCCTGTTCTTTATCTTGCTCGTGTTGACTTCCACCAAATAATATATCTTCTAATTTTTCAGGATATTTCTGTAAATTATCTCTTAAAGTTTTAGTTAAATCATTATTAAATTTTTCATCCCAATTAATTTGTGTATCTAATATATCTAAGATAGATTTTTGTTCTGTTGAGATAATGTTGTTATCATTCAATTTTAGTTGTTCTATTTTTCTTATGAATAATGGTTTCATATCATTTTGAAGATATTTAGTATCATCATAATTTTTAGTGCTTCTAATTAAAAATTTGAGATTTTGTAATTCTTGATATGGTTTTTTAAATTCTCTAGAATAATTATCATTTTCTAATAATTTATTATAAACAAGTATTTTTGTATTATCTTTATCTTCATTAAAAACACCATTATAAGCAATATCTATAATTTGTCCCTTATTTATCTTTCTCATTCTAAAAATACCTTGAGCAACATTAGTGTATTTTTCATTCTTATCTATAATAGCTAAACCAACCATATTATTTGGTTGATTTGGTATATCTATACCTACAATATTTCTTTGACTAAAAAATATTATAAAATCTTTCTCTGGTAATTTAACAAATTTTTTCTCGATACCATCAATATCAATTATTTTTATTTTATCATAATCATCAAGAAATATCCCAATATAATCTTTATAATTTTCTAACTTCAATATTTTTTCAATCACATTTTTACTTGAATAATCTTTAAATAATGCAGCAATATCTATTAAACAATTATAATTTTTTTTTTCTAAAATATTAAATATTGAATCAATACTATTATATCCATATATATCATTATTTGAATTAGGATAAACACCTGTTAGACCAAAATATACACCTATTTTCTCATCTGGATCTTCTATTATTTCTTGACTAAATTTACTTACACCTTCCTTGATTTGAGGTAAATCTATGTTTACTGTTCCACTAAATCCAGTAGCCCATAATCCACTATTCATTAAATCTATAAAAGAACAATTTTGAATAGATTCGTTATATCTTAACTCTTTTATTATAAATTTTTCTAAATAATTAATTATATTATAAATTCTTCTGTCTTCTTTATAATTTTCTTGCATTTCTAATGCTTTAATTGCATAATAATTTTCATCATTAAAAGTTTCGTCTACTTCAACTAAAATATATCTATTTCTATACATATTAATAAAATCATTTTCTTCAAATTTATAATCATTTTCTTCAAAATATTTGATTGTTAAAACTAAAGTTATAAGTAATGATGCAAAATTAGCTCCCTCGACAGGAGTATCTTTTCTTGCATAAGGGATTACATATCTTTTAAACTTTTTACTACCTTCGGGTTTTTCCTTACTCATTCCATAATTTATATTTTTAATATTATTCATTTCTAAAATTATTTTTACTTCATCAGTAAGTAATTTTTTTTCATTTTCCTCTATATCATTACTATTAAGCAAATTTTTATTATTTATAATATCAATAATTAATTTTATATGATTTATATTAAAAAATTGAGTACCTCTTTTTGATATGTAATTAAAATTACTTTGAATAGGATCAAACATCATATCAAATTCATCAAATATAAATAAATCTTTATTTGTTACTTTATTATTAATTATATTTAATTTAGCTTCAGAATCATCAAGTATATTAAATCTTAATTTAAATAAATTTTTTAAAATCTTTGTATCTTTTCTTGTTTGTTGGAGTAAATGATTTGGTATAACTATATTTATAATTTCATTATCATTATATAAATTTAATAATAATAAAGGCATAATAACTGAACTTTTACCTTTGCCCATCATAAATTGATTCACTATTCTTAGTTCATTATCTTTATTTAAATAATTACTATAAATTAAGTCAAATTTATTCCATTGTTCTTCTTTAATTATAAATCCAAATAATAATTCAAATACTAAATTAATAAAATTAATATTATTTCTATTAATATTTGGAATAGATAAATAACTATTTATTTCTGCCATTTCTTTACAACTAAAATCTTCATTACATTCTTCAATTATCTTTTTTATTTTATTAATATTGTTTAAGAAAATATTAGTTTGCATAATTTTAAATAAATTTGAATAGTTATTTAGTATAATTTCAAAAATTCCTCCTTCTGAATAATTACTATAATCAATACTTTCAGATAATTCTTGTCTATATTTTATTAATTCTTCATTTAAATTTTCAAACAAATTAATCAATTCATTAGTAATACCTTTACAAGATAATTTACAATTTGGATTTTTTTCAATAAATTTTTGTAAATCCTCTTTTTCAACATCTAAGTTTATTTCGTCTGATAAAGTTTTATTAACATAATTTTTTTTTAGTATATTTAAAATTTCGTATTTCTCATTATTAAATAAATTCGCATCATAATTATTTGTATTTATTGATTTTGATTTACAATAACTTAAATTGTCCACTTTTCTGTTTTTTACATTATAATTTTTTAATCTAAATAATTCTTTATCATTTTGTAAATCAAAATTAAACATAACTTGTTCTTTACATCCATATTCACAATATATATCTTTTAAGATATCAATTTGTTTTTCTGATTCAAATTTTGGAAAAATAAAATTATTACCTATTTCTAAAAGAAGTATTGATGAATTAATATTATATTCTGTTAATATTTCAAAATCAATGTCTTCATAACCATTAGTTAAAATTAATAAATAGAATGTATTTTTTTTATATAAAACATATGTATTAGAAATAATAGGTTCAAATATTAAAAATGGATAGTTTTCAATTAGTTTATCTTTAGTTAAAATAGCATCATAATTATTAAATTTTAATTTTGTAATTTCACCATCATTAGATACATCAATAAATATTATTAAATAGTCATCTTCTTCAAAATATTTGTTAACTGCTATCAAATCATTTATTAATATAAATTTATTATTCTCTTTATTAAAATAACAAGTTATAGGTGATTTTTCTGTATTAATAAAATTTGACAAAAAATACAAATCAATATTATTATAATCTACTTTAATATATTCTAAATTTTCATAAATTATATTTTCACCTTGAAAATTCAAATATTTCTTATAGACTTCATTTTGATTTATTTCTATTAATAAAGTTTCTTTCATTTCATTAAAAGTTTTACTATTTCTTATTTTATTAAAAGTATTTCCATTCAAGAAACTTTGTTTTAATTTATAATTTTTATTTATAACATCTTTACTTCTAAAATTTTCGTATTGTGATATACCTTTAGGTTTTCCAATACGAAAAATATCAGTATAATATTCTGTTACATGTTTAAATTGTCCATTCTTACTATAAGGATTAGTTATCTTTGTATCATTAATTAATAAATTAAGTAAATCAAAAAAATGTTCCATATATCTTCCATCATTTTTAAAATTATTACTGTATTTAATTTTTTGAAAAATTATATTATTTAAATATTCTTTATCTAAATTTAAAAAAATATTAGGATTATATAACATTATTTTAAAAACTAATAAAGTATATTTGTCAATATTATAAATCAGACTTTCATAAAAAATTATATTATTAAAATAATAATAATAAATTTTTATAATTTTATCTATAGTATAAAAATATTTTCTTATTAGTTTTTCTTTTCGTGAATTTAACTCTCTTCTAAAATACATTATCAATTTTTCAAATTTTTTTTTATCAAAATTAATTTCATCAGAAAATTTTTCACTTTGTATTTCACGTAAAATATTAAAATCTATTGAATTAGAATATATAAAACGACCTCTACGTAAATAATTTATTTTATAATTATTTTCTATTATATCTTTAACCGATAAATCATTCATAGGAACTACATAATTATAAATATCATAAAATTCTAAATTTTTATTTTTATATTTATTAAATTCAAAATCATAATCATAAGATAATATTAAAACATCATCTTTTTTTATATCAATATTAGAATCAAAAGTATTATTTATTTTAAATGTACCTAATCTATCCGTAACCCTCATTTCAAATTTAGTTGAGTAAACTTTTTCTTCTTCATTTAATTCATCTCTATAATTTGATATATTTTCTAATGTTCCTTCAAATATAAAATTATTTACATCGTTTATTGAAAACTTTAATTTTATATCATTTATATTTACCCAATGTAAATTAAATTTGTGATTAGGATTCATATCCAAATAAACAATTATCTTATTATCTTCTATAAATTCAAAATATTTTGTTTGATAAATTTGTCTTACCGTATTTTTTAAAGTAATATCATTATATTTTAAAAAAATATTTAAATAAATTTGTTGTAGCAAACTATCATAATTAAAAAATTTTTTATTTTTAATATTTGTGAAAAGTGTATCATGCCATTCTTTCATAATTAAATTTAAATAATAAAAATACTTATTATTACTAATGTTCATTTTATTATCAATTTTTTTTGAAGATAACTCTATATTGTTATTAATTTTTATTTTTTTTAAATTTAATAAATAAGAATTTATATTATCATCTAAATATTTTTCATTAACGAGTATATTTATTAATGAATATTCTAATAGATCTATTCTATTATCATTAGTAAAAAAATTTTTTTTTTTATCATATTTTTTTTTTAATATATCATAAAATTTTTTTAAATTAGTTTTAATTACTTCAATAGGCTCTGGATTATTTTTTATTAAATCAGCAATAATTAACCAAAAAACAGAAAACCAAGAACAAGAACCTGATTTTTGAGGATTAGTAAAAAAATTATTGTTATCTATTTCAAAATTATAAGAATTAAAAAAAGATAATTGATAATCTTTATTATTAATATTATCTTTCTCTTGATCCCATTTTATCTTAAAATCTCTTAATTTATCAATATTAAAAAAATTAGATTCAATATTTGTACTTTTATAATTTTCTAATAATTTATAAAAAAAATCTAATCCAAAATTATTTTTATTGTATGAAGTTTTATAATTATTTATAATTTTTTTTACTTCAAATATATCTTCACCTTCATAAAAATTTAAAAATTTATTAATTTTTTCAATATCTGATTTATTAAATAAATCTACTATTAAATGAAATAATAATAATTTGTTTAAAATAATATCAAAATTATCTTCATTAATTACATAAGAATTCCATAAATTAAATTTTTGATTTGATAATTTCTCATGATAAAGATTAATTCCATCTCCTGAATTAATTAAAACTAAGTTAAAACTATCATTTAATTTTTCTAAATAAAAAGATATTGCATGACTAGATGTTTTTGTAAAAAAAAATTTATTTTCTAATAATGTTTCTTTCATCCCATTAAAATACATTTCTAAATTTCTATTAAATTTCTTATAAAAATTAATTTTTATATTCTCATTATTTACATATGGATTTACATTTGGTAAATCTGTAAAATTACTTATAAATAAATCAGAAATTCTAAATTGTTTTAAAATATTATCATCAATATCATATAAATTATATTTTTTTAAAAAATTTAAACAATTTTTAGAAGAATAACCAAAGTTTTCATTTAATTTTCCATCTAAAAAACTAAATAATATCGGTACTAAATCACTTATTTTATCTTCATAATCTTCATCATCATCAAAAGAAAGATCTCTAGTAAAATCTAAGCCCTCTAATAAATCAGAAAGATCATCATCATCTGATAAACCTCTACCTTTTAGAATTTTATTTAAATAATTAATTTTGTATACATACTTTTTATGTAAATACATATATATATATATTTATTTTAATTTTAATTTTTAAATCTCATAATTTGGATACTTATTAATAACTTTTTTCTTAAATAAAATGTAATTATCATCATAAGATTTTGATTTATTTAACTTCATTTTGAAATTATATCTATTACTATTAATTCTATAATCTAAAATAAAAAATGATTCTTCATCTTTTTCTTTTAGTCTTATACCAACTGGTAATTCTTTTTTTTCTTTAATGCATTCTTTATCTTGTTCTATATTTTCTAAGTATTGTTTAATTTCGGTAAGTTTATCTTGGATAGAAACTTTATTAGATTTGGAGCTACTTATGTCTTTATCTAGTTTAGGGTGGCCTTCAATTCTGAAGAATTGTCTATATAATTTTTTTTCTTTATTATAGCATTCGTTATAGTAGCATACGTATTTAGGCAGCATATTTTGTGTAATTTCTTGAGGTAATTCTTGTGCAGTAGATTGTCTTTTTCTTTTATCAGTATTTTGATTTTGTTGGCTTTGTGTAGCTAGACGTAAATTGGAGAGTCTATTATCTAATTTATCTCTATTAATGTGGTCAATAGTTTTTGTATTTTTATTTAATCCGTTTCCGTAGTAGTTCATTAGATGTTGGTGTAGGTATAATATAGTATCATTATTTTCTATAACAACGTGAGCTCCAATATATCCATTTGATAATTTATACCAAGTTAATTGTTGATTATTAAAAGATTTTACTTTATTAATTGATTCTTCAGAAATAATTGTGTAATAATTGTTACATTCCATAAAATATTTATTTTTTTTAGAAATAATATTAATTGTTTTATAAATTGAATTTTTTTCGATACCTGCTGATTTCCCTTTATTATTTATATGACCACCAATCTTATTTAATACTTTATAAATTTCTCCCTTATAACAAATTGTTTTCTCTTCTATAATTTTTAAATTTGATATACTATAATTAAATATATCACCATCAATAAATGTAATTTTATCATTACACTTACTCTTCATAATCTTATCTAATAAATAAATTGTTTTACAATTGTTATCTAAATAATATGGTCGATTTTTATTATCTAATTTCCATCTTATTAATGATGTTGATTTTGAATTATTCGTACATAAATCTTTAAAATTACTTACGTCGAATTTAAATTCCTTTTCATGAATTTTTACTACAAAAAACATATTTTATATAAATATTATACAAAGTAAGTCTTTAAATAAATTTATTCAAATAATATAATTAATTTTCTATTCAATATAATAAATCTAATTGCTATACGCAACGCCACCCATACCCGACATAACTCTTAATACGTTGTAGTTAACAGCATATACGTATAAAGAAGTAGAAGCACTAGCCATAGTAACAGTTAAAGTAGCATTATCAATTCTTGAAAAGTTACATGTTCCAGATGGTTGATGTTCTTCTGGATTCAAAGCGAAAGAGTATACATTAATACCTGCACTTGGAGTTCTAGTGTGGTGTGTGTGTGGTTGTACGAAGTTGAAGAAAGCTCCAGTTTCTGCACTAAATCGATCATGTCCGTTTAATTGTAATAAAGCACTTGTTACTGGGTTAACAGATGCAGATGAATCACCATCAGTGAAATCACCAAATCCTTGATCAGCAGCCCAGATTAATTCTTTAACTGGGTGGTTAAAGTTTAATCTTACTTTGCTGGTTCCAGTAGCAGCAATAGTTTCTACACCAGTAAATTGTAATTGTTCAATTAAATACTCGTGAGAAGCTTGTGCGAATCTTTTTCTCTCTTCAGAATCTAAGTAAACATAGTTTACTAATAAAGTAGTGTTAGATAAAGATGCATTAGCAACAGAATCAAATTCAAATTCTAATCTTACATCATGATATTGTAAAGCAATTAATGGTAAAGCTAAACCATCATTTCTGCAGCAGAAAAATTGTAATGGAACATATAAACTAACAGAATCTCCAGAAGCTACTGTTCCTGGGGAAACAATAGCAGTAAAAGCATCTGCGTGTTCTGCTGTTCTTGTTAATTGACTCCATACATGCATCCATCTTCCATAGTGTTTGTCAATTTTGGTTCCTCCAATTTGTAATTCTACAGATTTAATAATAGCATATCCTAAATCAGTTACATCTACATCAGCAAGTCCAGCTGTTACAGTGGTCTTCAACCACATTTTTGTTACTAAATCTCCATTTCTGGTAATTACAACAGTTGATTTTCCTCCTAAAGTTGGAGTTCCATTAAAAGTTTGTTCAATTGCTTCACAAGCAAAGTTGGTGTGTCTTCTGTAGACAACTTTGAAAAAAGTAATTTGTGGATTACCTGTAAGGTAAACATCTTGTGCCCCATAGGCAACGAGTTGCATCAAACCGCCTCCCATCTATATATATAATATATACACAAAAAAAATTTTACTAAATTCTATATATTTTTTTAAAAACTATATATTTTTTAATTACTATATGAAATTCCTGCTAATCCATTCATCACTCTTAATATATTGTAGTTTAATACAAATATTACTAGTTTTGTACCACTTACATTTATTATGTCTGAATCAAATTTAATATTTAATGATGTATTATCAATTCTAGAAAAATTACAAGTTCCTGATGGTTGATGCTCTAAAGGATTTAATGCAAAGCTAAATAAATTAATTCCATCTTTAGGAGTACTTTTATGAGTTTCATAAGGTTGTAAGTAATTAAAAAATTCACCAGTTTGTTCTGCAAATCTTTCATGACCATTTAATTTTAATAAACTAGTTAAAACTGGATTGAATGAATAATCTAAATATTTACCAAAATTATTCCATTGATATACGATAATATCAAAATCACTATTTCCTATATTTAATGTATCTGTTGTTCTAGTAAATCCTGACATTAATTCATCTACAGGAATTGATATATTATCTATACTAATTCCTGTTACCACTTCCCAATTATCAATATTATTACTATCACACTCTGCTGTATTATTTACATTATCAATATTTAATAAACTATTATAATTAGCTTTAATTACTACATCTCCTAATGTAATAGAATGATGATTATATACAGTTTCTACTGTAGACACTACACTACTTACTGACTCTACACCTAATCCATTTAAACTTAACTTTACAATACCATTTGATGAATAAACTTGACTTAATACATATCTTACTGAACAATATTTTATTAAATCTAAATTTAAATCTGCATAACCTGACCTATAAATATATTTAGATTCTGGAGTATACCCTAAAAAAGACTTCCCAGATATAAAATTTCCGTTCTGAACCATCCAATATAAACTCTTACAAGGATGACTGAAATTTAACTTGTAAATATTCTCCTCTAAATTTACTTTCTCATTATTTGATACCTGTATTTGCTCTATTAAATACTCATGTTGAGATGATGCAAACCTCTTTCTCTCTACTGAATCTAAAAAAACAAAATTGACTAACAAACTTATATTACTAATTGACGCACTTACTACTGCTTTACTTTCTTTTACTATTAGCTGTTCACTACTTCTTAACTTAAAATCTACTCTTACATCATGATATTGTAACGAAATTAACGGAATAGCTAAACCATTAAACTTATTAAAATAAAATTTTAATGGAATATATAATGTAGTACTCTTACTATCTGTACTCAACTCTGTCATATCACTATTATTTCCAATCATCATATCATAACCCTTGTCTTGAGATACATTCCTCGCTAACTCATACCATATATTTAACCATTCACTATATTGCTTGTCTATTCTATTTCCACCAATTAATAATTCTACCTCTTCTATTAAAGCATGACCTAATTTATTTATCCACGCAAATTTACCATCTGTACCAGTAAGAGATACATCACATTTAATATACATTTTAGTAATAAGATCACCATTTTTAGCTATTGTAGAGGATAAATTATTTCCAAATGAGAAGTCACCATTTACTATTTGTTCTATTGCTTCAACAGCAAAATTAGTATGTCTTTTATATACTATTTTAAAAAATGTAATTTGAGGATTACCAGTTAAATAAACATCTTGAGCACCGTATGCTACTAATTGCATTAAACCACCTGACATATGTATAAATATTAAACATTTATTATTTATATATATTTTTACAAATTAATTTCATTAATTGAAATTTTATTAATTTCCTCCTCAAAATTATAATTATCAATCTTATCTTTTATTAAATAAAAAGTTTTTTCATTTTTTACACCCACTAACCAACCATTCATTTTTGCTTTAATTAAATAAATTAATTTTACAAAAATTATATAATCTAATTTCATCTATACATTTTATTATATATTATTTATGCGTTTAATGCGTTTAAATAAATTTAATTTAAATTATTTAAAACATTTTTTCATAATAAAATATATGAATAAACCAAAGACGAGCTTAGATAAAAAACATAAAGATAAAATAAATTTTTTTGAAGATAATGAAAAAAATAAAGAAGACATAATAAAAAATATAGAATCAAATAACAAAAAATTAAATAAATTAAATGAAATATCATTTACAGAATATACAAATGATATTATAAGTGAAAAAACTAAATTATTAGATGAAAATAAAATACTAAATAATAAATTAAAATCAATAGAAAATAATATTGATAAATTAATTTATTATAACAATACAATTGATTACATAATCCCATATTATGAAATAAATTCTAAAAATAATGATGTGAAACATATGGAAATTATTGATTTTTTTAATAATTCAGATATTATAAAAAAAAATTTATCACAATCTAATAAATCATCTTTATTAGATAATTATTTAAAAGTTACTGATAATAAACAAACTAAATATGATAAATCTAAAAAATTTAAACCTAAATTTTGTAATACATGTAATATTGAAATGACATTACATTTATCTGATGGATATCTTGTCTGCACTTCTTGTGGTGAATGTGAATATGTTATACTTGATAGTGATAAACCAAATTATAAAGAACCAGTTCCAGATGTAACAGCATATTGTTACCGAAGAATTAATCATTTTAATGAATGGTTAGCTCAATTTCAAGCAAAAGAATCAACTGATATACCTGATCATATCTATGATAAAATTTTAAATGAAATAAAAAAACAAAGATTAATAAATAAATCTATTACTCCAAAACAAATGAGAGCAATTTTAAAAAAACTTAATTATAATAAATATTATGAACATGTACAACATATTATTAATAAAGTTTCTGGAAAACCTCCTCCAAGAATGACTAGGGAAGTTGAGGAAAAATTTAGAGAAATGTTTAAATTATGTCAAGAACCTTTTAATATACATTCTCCAAAAGACAGAAAAAATTTTCTTAGTTACTCTTATACTTTACATAAATTTTGTGAATTATTAGAATTAAATGATTTTTTACCATGTTTTCCTTTACTTAAAAGTACTGAAAAACTTAAAGAACAAGATAAAATATGGAAAAAAATATGTGAATATTTAAATTGGGAATTTATACCATCTATATAAATGTTTTTAATCCTCCAACTGCAGTACTACCTATCGCAAATCCTGCTCCTTTTCTCGCAGCAACAGATATTGATGGTGCATACATATCTAAAATTGCAAAAACACAAGCTGCTGTAAATGCTATTGCTGATACTTCTTTTAAATCAATCTTCTCAGAAGGAATATATCTAGCTGCTAAAGCTACTGCACCTCCTTCTAATAAATACTTTATTGCTCTTTTAATTATTTCTGAAATTTCTAATTCAAATTTGGTTTCTTTATTCATATATATATATTAAATATTTTAATTTATTTAAAATTAAAAATTTAATATTTATTAATATAAATGCCAGGTGGTTTAATTCAAATTGTTGCTTACGGTGCACAAGATTTATTTTTAACTGGAATACCAGAAATAACTTTCTTTAAATTTTTATATAAAAGATATACTAACTTTGCTATGGAATTTATTGAACTAAATTTAGATGGTAACAAAAATTTCGGTGAAGAAATTTCATGTGAAATTCCAAAAAACGGTGATTTAATAAATGATATGATGTTAAAAATTACATTACCTTCAGTATCTTTAACTAAAACAGAAACAAATGAAGAAATTGAACAATATTACAATGATTTAATTCAAGCAGAAACTTTAATTAAAAATTTTAATAATTTTATAAATTTTATTTATGAAAGTATTATTATAGCTAATGAAGGATTAGATAATTTTAACGAAAATTTTGATAATATTTACACTAATATAAATAACTATATTGATTCTAATAAAGACTTTTTATTACAAAAAAATATTATTGGTGATAATATTAATAATCATTTTAATATTACTTCTCATTTATTAAATATTTATAATTTAAATGAAAATCAAATTATTAAAAAAAATAAACTTAAATTATTAGTAAATTCATATATAGATAAAAGTTATCAAATATTTAAAAATTTACAGGATGATTATTGTTCTAAAAAAATTATTTATGATAATTCTTTAAATAATAATTATAAATTCTCATGGATAAACACTTTAGGTTGGAATATCGTTTCCACAATTGAATTAGAAATCGGAGGCTTTATTATTGATAAATCTTACAACCAATATTTATATATATGGAATCAACTTTTTAACTCTAAATTTAAAAAAATAGATTTTGATAAACTATTCTCTTTAAAATCCTCTGTTTACACTTACGATAATAATACTAAAAATAATTTTGATATATATATCCCTATTAAACTTTTCTTTAACAAAGATTATTCTTTATCATTACCTGTTATCTCTATTAAACACCAAACTATTATTATTAAATTTAAAATTAATCAATTAACAAAACTTATTTACACTGATTATCAAAATAATGACTTACATTCTAAAATTAAAATTAATAATATTAAATTACTTACTAACTTCATATATCTTGACCATGATGAAAGAATTAAATTTGCTACATCTAATCATGAATATCTTATTGAACAAATTAATCAATATCAATATAAAAATTTAAAAAATAATGATATTGATTTAGAACTTAGCTTTAACCATCCTACTAAATATGTTATTTGGACTAATCAAAAAGAATCTGATATTAATTTATATAATATCCATAATATATACTCATCAATTTTAAATTATACTCTTACTGATTTTTATCCTGATATCACTTCTTATAATAGTAACACTATTGATTTTGCATATTTACAATTAAATGGTGTTAACAGATCTAAACCTTATGATGGAATTTATTATAATCACGTAACTCCTTATGAAAATAATTTATCCTCTTGTGATGATGGTATTAATTTATTCTCATTTTCGTTAAATCCTAATGATTTACAACCTTCCGGATCTTGTAATTTTTCTAAATTAAATAAAAAAAACTTAAAAATTACTTTAAATAATAATTTCTTAGATAGACTTGTTGATACTGATTATATTGTTACTAATGTTTTTTCTGTTAATTATAATATATTAAGATTTAAAAAAGGTATGGCTAGTTTAGCATTTTCTTTCTAAATATATATATATATATATATATATATGAACTACTACTTTGTTTTGTGTATACTAGTTAGACTAGTATTAGCATTTTTAACTCAAAAATATACAAATAACAAATTTATATCTCTAATCACTCTCTTTATGTCATTGTCATTTTTTATTCTATTCTTCTTTGATCTTAGACTTAATGCTCCCGAAGCTAATGGTGTTACGTGGTGGAACTCATTAAGACCAATTCATGGAAGTTTATATCTTCTTTTTACTATGTATTACTATAAAAATTACGATTTTGCGTGGTATTTTCTTTTAAGTGATGCAATTTTAGGTATTATATTTTTTAATTTTCGCCATCAGATTCACTACTAGAATTTGAGTCTCCAAATGACTCTTCATTATCTATTTTTTCTGATTTAATAAATATATTACTTATATCAAAATAAGGTGTATCTACATACTCTTCTTCATCTGAACTTGATAAATCTTTTACCTCATTAATTTCATTTTGATCTAATATACAAAAAATACCAGGATTTATATCATCTGAATCTGTTAAACTATCTAAATAATCTAATTGACTTATTTCAATTAAATCATTTATTCTTAAATTAAATCTTTTTTTAAATGAAAGTATTTTTAAAAAAATCTTAAATATATTATTCGTTTTATTATAAAAATTTAAAAAATAATTTACTCTTTCTAAATATTCTAACTTATAAAAATTATCTATTGTAATTTTTTTTATATCTAAAATTTCTATTAATTCTAAAGAAAATATTTTTCTTAATCCTATTAATCTAGATATCATCTCATTCGTATAAATTATCTTTACATTTTCATCTTTACATTCTTTTAATCTTTTGAAAAATACTCTATTTAAATTTAATTCAAAAAATGAATTATAATGTTTATAAATTTCAAATTCTATTAAACAATCTATTTTCTCTAATAATATATTATCTAATTTACTACTTACATCTATATCTTTCAACTTTATATAATAATCTTTAAAAGATTTTACTAAAATAAATATTATTAATTTATAATTTTTATTAATTATTTCTAAATTATCATAAAAATTTATAAAATTGTTTATTAATTCTTTATTATCTTCATCTTTTATATTATCATAAAATTTATAAAATTCTTTATTATCTAATTTACCATCAAAATCAATTATTTTTTTTAAAATAATTTTAATTAATAATTCTAATTTACTTAATTTTATTTTATTAAAATTATTATTTATATATTCTATGAATTTTATAAATTTATTTTTATTACTTAATTCGTCTAATATTATAAAATAATTTTTTGTTAAATAATTATTAATATCAAAATCATACATATTTTATATATTATTATTTTTTATTCTTTTTAACTTAAAAATAAAATATTATTATTTATTAAATGCCAGGGGGATTACTTCAACTTATATCAAGTGGTACACAAGATTCATATTTATCTTTAAATCCTGAATTTACTTTTTTCAAATTTGTTTATAAAAAACATACTAATTTTTCATTATCGTATTCTAATATTAATTTTAAAACAAATTTTAATTTTGGATCTATTAATATTTTAGATATACCTAAATATGGAGATTTAATTTCTAAAATTAATTTATTAGTTTCTTTACCTGAAATTAATATAAAATATACAAATACAAAATTCTATTTATTACATACTTTAAAAAATAATATATATTTTATAAATAATATTGAATATCTTAATTCACTTAATAATATTTATTCAATACAAAATAATTCTATTTATAATACAATTATACACTTTTATGACTCTAATATTGATACTACATCAATTTATTCTAATCTAATAAAAATTTTTCATTATAGTAATGATAAAACAACATCTACTACATCTAATATATATTATCAATTAAATAATACTTTATTAAATAATCATGATATTACGTCTTCCATTTTTAATAATTTTAGTTTAGATTCTGAATCAGAATTTAATCAAAGTCATAATATATTACTTGATAATAATAATACTAAATCTAATTTAAAATCACTTTTAAATTTAACTTATAATAATAATATTAATCCTTTATTAGTTTATTTAAATACAAAAATCAATGATAATTACAAATTTAATTATACTAATTTATACTTAGAAAAACTTTTTTACAAATCACTATATTATTATGCAAATAACTATAATTTATTATCTTATTATTTAATTTCCTCTAAAATTTATATTGATACTAATAATCAATTAATTACTAAAAATTTTGATACATTAAATATTTTACAAAATAATTATATTTTAATTAATACATCTGATGTAATTAATTCTAATGATATATTATTTATTTGTGATTCTAATTTATTTAATTTAAAAAATATAAAATCTGTTTTAATATTACATAAAACTTATGTTAATGATAACTATTTATATAAATTAAATACTAATAATAAATCAAATACATTTTTCCTATCAAATTCTATTTTTAATTTAAATTTATCTTCGCAGGAAATTATTTATAATGTTATAAATGATGATAATTATACTATGACATTAGATAATATTTCTTCTTTAGAAATTGATATGATTCTATTCGGATATAATTATACTAATAGTGATACTAATATATTACCAGAAAATAATCCTGATTTTTACATTAAAATTTTAAGAATACAAAATAATAATATTGATTATGAATTATTTGATAATTATTTACATGCATATAATTTATTTAATATACAAGAAAATACTGATGATTTAAATAATTACGAATTGACTTATTTATTTAATGATAATTCGATAATTGTTCCTACTAATTATACAATTTATTTTTCTGATATTTGGAATAACTTTGAATTTTTATATAATTCTAGTTATTATTCTATTAACTCATTAAATAAAGATGATTTTTATAACTTAGCTATTACATCATCTAAAAATACATTGATTAATCAAAAAAATATTCTACTTAATATTATTAACTCTTATTTAGTTGATTCATTATATGTTACTTTACAATTTAATATTAATCAATCTACTTTAGAAGTTGATGATTATATTGAAACAAATTTAAATGAAAATTCATTCACTTCTATAACAAATAGATTTACTAAAAATGGTGATTCTGTATATTCAATAGACGATTCTACCTATACAACTGATAAGTTTGTAAATAAATTTTTAAATATTTTTTTTGATACAAAAGATAATTTTAAAATTAGAATTAATAATTCCTATTCTAGTATTTTTACAAAATATATATCAAATTATTCTGAAATCTTTAATATAAATAATCTTATTTCATATTTTTCACAAACAACACCATTCTTTACTTTAAAATTAAATTTAACTTCTGATCAAATATCTAATGACAGTTTATTATTTTTAGATGAAAATGATAATATAATTAATAATAGTTTATTTTTAACAATAAATACAATAGTATATATCTATACTACAGATGTGTCTTCTAATTATCAAGTGAATGAATCAGAATCTGAAAATTTTATAGGTACTTTTAAGATTTCAAATATAGATTTAAATAATGAATCATTAAAATTAGAAAATTTTAATAATAATGAAGATTATACTAATAGATTAACAACAGATAATTATATTTATTTAATTTATAAAGATACAGAAAATAATAACTTTTATAAATTAATATGTAATAATAATTTTATTGATCAAGATCTTTTAATAATTAATAGTTCTGAATTAAATTTTATAGATTACAATAACAATACAAATGGTGAAAGTACTAATAATCTAATTGAAGAGGGTGTTTATTACTTATATGAAATTTCAAATAATAATTTTAATTTACTATCAGCTAATTTTATTAAAGATATTACACTCTCGCATATTATTAATAATGATTTGTATTTTTATATCGATAGTTCTGAAAATTTTAATTATAATTTTGATTTTGATAAAAACTCATATTTTGCTTTTAAATATGAAAATATAATTAGATTGACACAAGGTATAAAAATTAATTCAATTAATTTTAATTCAAGATATTTTAATAGTAATATTTCACAATATAATAATATCACTGATAATTCTACAAGAGGTTATAAATATACTAATATCTTACATTTATATTTATGTTTATTCTTATTTGATGAACTAAAAAGTACTTCTATATTTTTAAATAATATATTTTTATTCAGATTAAGTTATATTACTTCTAAAATTTACAATTTAATTGTTAATAATTCGGCTTATACTGAAAATTTAGAAAATTTAACAGGATCAATTAAACTAACTTTTTTAGCAGATTTTTCTACTATATTTAATTCTAATACTATTATTAATGAATTATTTAATAATACTAATAATATATTTGATTCATATTTTTTAAATTTAAAACAATTATTAGTTGGAAAAATTTTATATGAAAAAGATTATTTTGGTAATTTAATTAGATTTCAGTATATTAATGATAATAATACATATTATAAAAATAATTTAAATGATAATACTAAAGTAGAAATTACAGATTTAAATATTATTGAGATAATTATTGAATATTATTCAAAAACATTATCTAATCTTTATAATTCTGATATAAATTCTCTTTATAATACATTCACTAAAGAACTATTTTATTTATCTGCTAATGATTTTATAATAAATGAATATTTAAATATTATCGATTATACATATTATGATAATATAGAAACACAAATTTCATCTAATATAGGAACACAATTATTTAATACTATTGATAATGATAATTATTTTAATAGAAGTAAATTAAATAATATTGTAGAAAATGAAGTTTTAGTTTATGGTAATTTCCATATAATAACAGGAAAAAATGCTTATATATTTTTATTAAATTCATATTATGATAATGAAGAGACTAATTTTAACAATTTTTTATTAAAAGAAGCTTTGATAACTAATATTTCTAATTTAGATATTAACGATGAATTATTAGTATCTGATGAAGAAATTAAAAATTTATTTTATTCTAGATTAAATTTAAATATAGGTGACGATACAAATTTTGATGAAAATATAAATTTAGTTTTTATTCAAAATGAAACTAATAAATCTATTTATACATTTTTTAATAATATGATATTAAATAATGATACTTATAATTATATTAATAAATTTAGTTTTTTGATATCAATTTATCAAATTTATTCATTATTACCAAATTTAGTAAAACAATATACTTTTAATCAATTATTTAAATTTGATAATACTATTAGTTCTGATGATTATGTTATTCTTGATAATATATTTATTCCTAATTATCTTGAAACTATTTTTAATGAAAAAATTACATACAATAATTCATTATCATCTTCACAAATTAATATAGAAAAAAATATTTTTAATTTTCAGAAAACATTTTTAAAAAATTTAAAAGATATTTATTTTTCTGATAATAATAATTATATTACAATAATATCATTAGAAAATCAAATTAATAATAATGATTTATTAAATGAAGATTTTAAATTTATCAGAGGTTCTTTAGTAACTAATGATGAATATAATTTATTAAATTTTGATCCTATGATTTGTAATATTATTAATATTAGTTCTATAGGAAGTATAATTGATATATATATACCTTTTGATTTAGATAATTTGTTTTTTTATAATGATGATTATCCTATTACTTTATCTTTAGATAATTCTAAATTACAAATTATTACAAATAATGATCCTTATCCTGCAGAGAATTCATTAACTAATTATAATACAAATAATATTACTTATGATATTAATGTTAAATTCCATAGTAATATTAAAAATGTTGAAAACGTTATAGATAATAATATTGGAATTAGTACAAATGGAGTTATTTTAAAAAATGTATATTTTAATAGTGTTAATTCAATTAATTCTCCTGATTCAATTTATCAAGTTACTGTTTCATCAAATTACTATTTTGATTATACTAATTTAGTTGAATCATCTACTATTATTAGTATAGGTGATACATTAAATTTATATAATTCTAGTTTAATTAATGAATCAAATTTATTAAATACGAGTATAATAATTTCTAATATCAATGATAATATTATTACTTTTTCTTTACCATATAATGTAAATATCAATGACAGTGTTTATGCGATGTTAACTAATAATAAAGGAATAAAATTTGATTCCATAAGTGTTCAATCATTTAGATTAAATTTCATGTATTATTTTGATCAATTATCAAATATCGAATCTGAGTATAGTGCATATGTTAATGATAATAATGATTTAAATTATTATTCTGGAAAGTTTATAAATTCATTAAATAATATATCTAATAGTTATTTTAATAATTCAAATTTCAATGATGATAAGTTAAGACATAATGATGGTCATTCAAAAATAGTAGGAATTTCATTAGATGGGTATCCTATATATGGACCTTATGGTAAAATTAATAATCAGATTGTAAAAATAAAATCTTCATATAAGTTAAAAAATACATTTACAGAGGAAAGAATAAATTTAATTGAAATATCTAATGGAGAAATTACAAATTATGGAATTGGTTCATTTGTAGAAGACTATGAATATTTAGAAAATTATGGTGATTTAGATGAGTTTAACGGAAGATTTAGTATTACACCTGATTTTCCGAAAGGAACATATGCATATTTTCTAACATTAAATGAAAATGACGATCCAGAATTTCCTTATATTATTACTGATAGATTTTACGGATCATTAAATTTTTCACAAACTAATAATAATATTGGTTTAAATTTAAATATTGACTCATATAGTAACAATGAAAATGTAATTATAGTTCAAGAAAAAGGTAAATATGGATCAGGTGTCATATTATCTAATGAAAATAATTTAAAATATATATCAATTATAAATGATGGTTTTGATTATCAATTAGATAAAAGTTATATTTTAAAAGAAATACCATCTACATTAGAATATTCAGATGATTATAGAATTCTACTAAGAAGAAAGAGTATATTAGGAAATGGTTATTACTATGACTTTGATAATATGAAATTAGAAATGATAAATATTGGTAATATTACTTCACAAACTGATTTTAATACAACATTTACAAATATAAATAATTTAATAATTGATATTGAAAATATGATTTTTAATGCAACTGATCCAATATTACAAATAGTAGAAGATAATGAAAATATTTTACAAATATTATTTTTAGATGAATATATTAATTATCTTACTATTTTAAATAATGAAAATTATGATATTAATTATTTAGTTAAATACGTTAACACTAAAAATGTTTACATAAATGATTTGACTTATGATATAATTAAATTGTTATTTACCGATTTTAAAAAAATATACAAATTGTATTATAATAATATTATTATTACTAAAGATTATAATTTAAATAATTTTAATATTGAAAATTTTATAAATAATGATATAATTTCAGATGAAATTACTATTGAATTTACTAACGAAATTACTAATATTAATAATAATAAGTTAAATTTAGATAATTACAGAGTTGAAGAGGTGAAAGTATTAAATAGACCAGATAATCCTAAATTTAATTGGATAGTAAATGTAGGAAATTTTTTATTAAATAAGGTTGAGTTGTATATGAATGATTTATTAATAGATCGTCATTATAGTGAATGGATTAATATATGGTATGAGTTAAATAATACTTATGAAAAAAAAGAATTGAATGAGAAAATGATTGGTTCAACATATGATTTATTTACAAATAGTACGGATGTAAAAAAAAGTAAAAATTTAATAATACCAATGTATTTTTGGTTTAATAGATATAGTGGTTTAAATTTACCAGTAATCGCGATGTCAAATGTTAAAATATATTTAAAATTGTATATAGAGGATTTAGATAATTTAGTAATAAAGGATGATAACACAACAATTGTATTGAATGATAATCTTGATATCAAGTTAAATATTGGTTTTATATATTTGGATGATGATGAGAAAAATAATTTTGCAAAAGGAAGACATGAGTATTTAATAGAACATACTCAATATAATGAATATAGTTTAAACGAAAGTAATTTGGTAAATATTAGTTTCAAGAATTCAGTAAAGGATTTATTATGGTTCATAGATTATGAAGGTAGGGTATTAGGTAATTATGAAAGTGTAATAGGTAATACAAAAATTTTAGTAAATAATAGGGTATTATTAAATATGGATAATATTTATACAAATTATGTAATACCATACGAGAGGTATAAATCTTGTGTATCGGATGGTATTAATGTATATAGTTTTAATTTATCAAATAATGAATTTCAGCCAAGTGGAAGTTTAAATTTTAGTATGTTAGATAATGTTCAATTTGATTTAACTTTATTAAATAATCAATTAAAAAATAAAAAAATTAAAATTTTTGCAAATTCTTATAATATATTGAGAATAATGAGTGGTTTAGCAGGATTAAGTTTTTATGAATAAAGAAAGTATTTAAAAAATATATTATTATATATATTAAATGGCTGGAGGATTAATGCAGTTAGTATCTATTGGTTTAGAAGATTTATATTTATCAACAGATCCTGAAATTACTTTTTTTAAAATGGTGTACAAGCGTCATACGAATTTTTCTCAGGAACCTGTAAAACAGTTATTTTCAACAAGTCCAGATTTTGGAAAAAGGGTATCATGTACTTTATCAAAGACTGCTGATTTATTATCAACTTGTTATGTTTTTGTAGAATTACCAGAAGTACCTAAAAATAGTAATAGTTTATTTGAAAAATTTAGATGGACAAAAAAAATTGGTTTTAATATTATAAAATCAATAGAATTAGAAATAAATGGTAAAATTATTGATAAACTTTATGGAGATTGGTTAAATATTTGGAGTTTGTTAACAGTATCTGGTGATAGAGAAAGTGAAGATTTATTAATTGGAAATATTCCGTCTTTGTATAATTCTAGTAATGGAATTAATTCATATAATTTATATATTCCGATTAGTTTTTTTTTTAATAGAAATAAAGGATTAGCAATTCCTGTTATAGCATTACATTTGAGTGATATTAAAATTCATATTGATTTTAATTCTTTAGAAAATATATTAATTCAAACACCTACTAATTATATTCAAATTGAAGAAAATATATGTTTATTTGAAGAAGGAGAAATCATAAAACAAAATTATAATAATAATGAAATTGAAATGATATTTGAATATTATGATTATAAAACTAAAAGATTATATTATACTAAATATGATCAATCTTTTTCTTACTATCAATTAAATTCTATTATAAATAAATCTAATTATAAAATTTATAATGAGAAAAATTATTATGTTATGCCTTCTTCTGAAGAAAATTTTTATTCTTTTGCATATCCAAATTTATCAATTAATCAATCATATTTAATATTAAATTTCATATATTTAGATAATATAGAAAGAAAAAAATTTGCACAATCTAATCATGAATATTTAATTACTACTTTACAGTACACAGGTGAAAGAAAAATTTATAATACTAGCACTAAAATTAAGTTAAATTTTATAAATCCTAGTAAAGAAATCTTTTGGGTTGCACAATTAAATAAAATTAAAAATGGTAATATTAAAGAAAAATTTAATTATACCTCTAATATAAAATATTCTGGTACAAATTTAATTTTAAATTCACAAATTTATCATAATGGTTTAAATAGATCTAATTTTTTTGATAAATTTTTTTATAATTATATAAAAACTTATTTATATCATTCTAATACAATTGAAGAAGGTATTAATATGTATTCATTTTCAATTGATCCAGAACATTTTGAACCAAGAGGATCATGTAATTTTACTAAAATTGAGGATATTGTATTAGATTTAAATTTATCTACATTAGTATCTTATGAAAATCCTATATTATTAAGAGTTTATAATTTAAGTTATAATATATTTAGAATAAATAATGGTTTAGCTGGATTAACATTCATTTAATAAAAACTTTTTTAAATCATCATCTACTTCTATTTCATAACCACATGCTTTACATTTTTTTTTTATTACTTTTTTATTTTTTATAAATTCAATTTCTGGATTATTACATCTTGTACAAATTATACACTGAATTAAATCTTCTAGTAAATCATCTATTGAATTCTCATTTAAATTTTTTTTATATAAAATATCATTTTTAGAATTACATCCTAATTTTTTTTGAATAAATGAAATAATAGTTTTTGATTTCAGATTTATACTTTTAGAAATATTACTTAAATTATTTATTTTTGTTCCTAGTTTGTCTTCACTTAATTTTACTTTTTCTCTTTTATATCTATAAAACGGATCAGATATGTATTTTGGTATATTCATATTATATAATATTATATTATATATCCTTATATTTATTTATTAAACCTAAAATAATATTTTCATTATTTTTAGGATTATTAATAAAATACATTAATAAATTTAAATCTATATTATTTTTATATTGAATCACTTCTGGTAATATATATTTTTTAAAATCATTTATATTTTTTATAATATTCCTCTCTTTGAATTTTAATTCTTCGTCGTTTATTTCATAATTTATATAATCATTTATTTTATTTATTGTATCCTTATATATATTTATTTTATCATTACCATTTATTTCTATTTTCTTTTCATCTATTATTAAAAATTTATTTTTATTAAAAATATTTAATATTATTTTAATCTTTTTTAAATTATTATTAATATCAATTTCATCACTATCACTATCATCATCTATTTTATCATTATCACTATTATTATTTATTTTATCTTCAAAATTAAATAAAACGTTATTTAAATTAATATATGATATTAATATCTTTAAAAAATTTTTTAAATTTTTATTTTTTTTAAATTTTTTACTAATTGTTTGATTATTTAACCAATTATCTACTGATTCATATAAATCAAATTTAAATGTATTATAATATTTTATTACTCTTTTTGATAATATATTTTTTCCATATATATTAAAAGGATTTTCATCTAACATTTCTAAATTTTTATCTTCATCTACATAAATAATCTTTTCATATTTATTAAATGATAAAATATGTAAAATTTTTTTTAAAATTGAAATATCTATAGAAACCAAATCGTTAATTGTAAAGTAAATTTCAAAATTATTATCATTTTCAAAAAAATCGTAAAATTTTTCATTATAAATAGTTTTTACTGATGAATATAAATTATCAATTATTTCTTTTAAAACATCATATTTTTTAAAGAAATATGGAATATTCTTTTTACTAAATTTATTATTATATAAATTTAATTTATTTTTAATAAAATTATTGTTTATATGTTTTTTTTTTAAATCTATTAATTTATAATATTTTTCTTTATCTTTTAATTCTGTTTTATTA